GAAAATGTACAAGCAGGAGTAATAATCTTACTACCTTTAGGTAAATTTAGAGACGCTATTGCTAATAGACAGGCTGATGATCCGGAGTTAACAAATACACCGTACTTCTTTCCAAAGCGTTTTGCTATCTGCTCTTCGAATTCAACAGACCTGGGACCTTGTCCTCCTAACCATCCTGAGCGTAGAGATTCTTCTACTGCTTTAATTTCTTCTTCTCCATAAGATTCAAACTTGTAAGGAGCATACCATACTTTTTTTCTCATAACGTATCGTAATAATTATTTTGTTTTTCCTGTCTCTCTATTGTCTTAATGTGGTGCATGAAGTATTCATGAGGTAAGGCTGCATAAGTCTTAAATCCGTCTATTCTCTCATGTACTTTATTAATCCATTTGATATCTGGAGAGTTTTTATAAACCCTGGTTTGGTAGTCTGGGAAGTTTATTCTGCCTAGGTTATCTACTCTCCAGCCCCATTTTTTGATATGTTTATCAGTAATGCCTTTGACTTTATTATCTCTAGGAACTAGAAATAAGTCTATGTTATTTTCACCTACTATATAAGGAAGATCCGTAATAAGGTCTTGAGTTGGTAATTCGTCTGCATCTATCTGAAAGATGTAATCTCCGGTACAAAGTTCCTTGAGTTTGTTTTTCCAATCGGCAAAATGACCATCAAATCTTTCTCCTGTCAGTTTGATCTTATCTTCATACTTTAACTTATGTAGATGTTCTGATAGGAAAGGATGTTGGGTTTGAATGTCTTGAAGGACTACTATCTCATCCTCTTCTCTTTTATGTTCTAATAAGTGAGGAATTAATCTTTTGACCTCTTCCAGCTCATTACAAACTGTGATGGCATAACTAATTTTCATTATACTAAAGATAAGAATTATTTCTTAAATATGCCAATGTAATCCAGAGCTTCCATATAATCTTTTTCATTATAGAATTTCTGATTGGTCATATCCATTTTCCAGCTGGAAGTATTTTTTGGATTCTTCTTCTTATCTTCTTCTGTTCTTTCAACGGCCTTGACTGCAGTCCATTTCCATTCTAAAGGAGAGGTGCCCTGGGCAAAAACCATTCCTTGTTCCGGGAGATTTACCATCGAAGGCATCCAGTACTTGTTGCTTTCATCTTTATAAAGTAGGTCTAAATAAAGATCTGGTAGATCTGAGGTTTGAGTTGTGAAGTATTCCTGTCCTTCGTACATCAGGTCATTAGAAATAAATCCGCATCCATAACACCAATAGGTTGATAATTCCGGAGTTACTTTTTGAGTATAGCAGGCATCTCCTTTACAGCGGCTGCATTGTATTAATTCGTCTCTATCCATTTACTTTGTTTAGTTTAAGTACTTTTAACTTAGGTAATTCAGTATTAGCTTGTGTCTCTCCTACTTTCTTAAGCTTGGGTAACTGTAGCTTTACTTCTTTAGGAAACTCAGGAATATTCTTACCTAGGATCGATTCTAAAAGTTCCTGCATTTTCTCAAAAGAGAAATTAGTCTTTGAATGGTGTAGCTGCTTTCTAGCTTTTGCCTTATAGGTCTTATAGTTTTTATGAACATCTTTTAAGTAATGTCCAATCTCTCCATGGTTAGGAGCAAACCAGCTAGACTCTTTCATAAGCCAGTCATTGGCAGCACTTGGATCTACTTTCTCAAGTTCACCGTTAATTAAACTTGTTCCTTCTGGATGTAGAAAGTCTACATGTCCGGACCAGTTAGTAGTAATCAAAGGCTTACCTGATAGAGTAAATTCTAATAAAGGTCTTCCAAAGCCTTCTCCTTTGGTTAGAGAAACCATTGCCTTAACTTTAGGATGATTGTAAAGTTCGTTAATATCTAAATCGTGTAAGTTTCCTTGAAGGACATAAATATTAGGAAGTCTGGTTGCTTTAACTGATTTTTTTAGTTCATTAATTCTTTTGATAAGCTCCTCTCGATCCATCTTAGAAGGAACTGCATGGGCAGTCTTTAGAATTAAAGCAGGAGGATTCATCTTATTCTTAAATACCTCAAGGAAAGATTTAACTAAGAGGCTTACATTCTTTCTATCGTGGCCGAAGTTGCCTGATAGCCAATGGCCGACAAATAAGAAAGCAAAGTCTTCTTTTACTCCTTTTAAGATATCTTCATAAAGGTCTTCATTATCAAATTGAGTAGTCTGGAAGTAAGTCTCTAGATCAGCTCCTTCAAATAGAACTTCCATAGGCTTTTCAAGCTTCCAGCTTTGAACTATCTGACCGGTTCTATCATCCTTCTTTTCTGCTTTAGTCTGTTCAAAGACAGTCTTAGAATGCTGAGAAGATACCAGGTTAAGATTCATTCTATTAAGACCTTCAATCCAGGTTGGATTACAGAGGTTAGATTCAATACCGGCCGTTACTCCGATGTTATACTTACCTACCGGCTGAAATTCTGAAGGTATTGTTATCTGCATCCATATCTCAGGTTGGCTACTAAGTTTAGGTTCAGTAAGGATATGCTTGCTTAGAAAAGACCATTCTTCATGGTCGGCAATATAGCCCCATGGTGTTGATCCCCATCTTTGAGGTAGTATTTTTACATCGTATTTATTTGTATTGATGATTGCTTTTACAACATCTCTTGATCGTGAACCATATCCGGAATAAGTATCAATCGGACATGAAACTACAAAAACTGGTTTACTCATTTTTTAATAATATAACTCGTGTGGTAACTTTTTAACTTGATAATCGTCCGTGTTAAAGAACTCGTAGCTCTCTCTAGGCTGGAATTTTTCAAAGGTTTCATCTATTCCTTCAATAATTCTTTCACCCATGATCTTGGCAGTAAAGCCGGCTTCATCTCCTAGAGCCCATTCTCTACCTTTCATACCTCTTTCTTTTAATTTCTCTTTTCCATTAAAGAAGTAAGCATCATAGATTGCATCTGCTGCATCCTTAGGATCAACTCTATCATCCCAAATATAAGGAGTAGGAACTGAGCCCTGAATTGATCTATTGGATGGGAAGACTGGGAATGCCCATTCTCCATGCTCTTTAAATTTGCCGGTATGATTAGAAGGAATTTCTTTAGAAGGTGTAAACCAGTTTCCTTGACTGTCTTTAAATCGCATCTGATCCTGCATACCTCCGGTAACGTTTGCAATGAAAGGAGTTCCTGTGAGCATGCATTCAGTTAATGCCAATCCCCAACCCTCATTAGAAGAAAGTAAGATTCCAGTATCGGCTAAATTATAAAGATAGTTCATCTCTACAGCCGATAATCTTTGATCGGAGAAGATAACATTATCCTCTTTTTCGAATAGGTATTCAACTATAGCCGGAAGATCGGTACCGTGCTGATCAACCTTTTGGGTATGTAAGACTATCGCGCATTTTGAACGCTGTTCAGGCTCCAGTCTATCTAAGAACATTCTAAAGGCTAAAAGCGTATCCGGGATCTGTTTCCGTCTAATGTTACGCGAATTGAACATAACCACAAAGTCAAACTCCTTATCACCGAATAACTTCTGTTTAAATTGATTCAAACCCGAATCATTTGCATCCAAGGGCTTAAAATACTCCGTGGATATTCCATGGGGAACATATTTAAGGACTTTGTCCTTTGCCTTATCTCCTAACACCAACCTGTTTATATTAACCGTCTGTTTGGATATTCCCAGTAGACCATCACAAGAATCATAATAGGCTTGATTGTACATCGGTGCCGGATAATCATCCCAAATATTCAAATAGATAATCGGAATCTCTTTTCTTAACTCCATCTCCATTTGGAATAACCAGGTAAAGTACCTAGGGTCGGTAATTAGGAAGATAGCATCCGGCTTTTCAATCTTCATCATCTGCCGGATTTGATCCGGGGTACCGTAACCGGATACCGGGTATAGGATTACCGAAGAATCTTCAATACCGGCATGCTTGTCGGTGTCTTTGGAGATATCAAATCTCTTCCCCTGCTCCGGGTGCTTGACCGCCCCTCCTAAATTGACCCAATTGTAACGGTGGCAGGTATTGATGACCATCTCTCTAGCCACTCCCGCAACTCCTGAATGGACTCTGATATCATCACATAACAGCAGAATCTTCTTACGTTCATTTTGTGGTATATAACCGTCTTTCATTTAATTTAAAGATAACTAATTTTGTTTTTGTTTGCAAGGTCTCTCCTTAATCTTCTTGATGTTTAAGGATATAGTCCCGAAACTTCTCATCGTTTAAGTAAATGTCCATGCATCTGTTGACTAACTTTGTTAAAGAGAATTTGTCACGGATACACTCTACTTTGAAGTCGTTAAAACGATCTTCCTGTACTTTGACCGATGTTAGAACTGTTTTTTTCTTTTCCATAATAGTAATACTTATATAATTATAAATATATAACTAGTCAAAAATTCGCGTGACAAATTTGATTTATTTTACGCCCCCACTCCCGCATCACAAACCTCTGGCATGTCTTTGAAAGGGCAAAACCGGCAGTTATGTTTAGATGGCTTTTTAGGATGATCTTTGGGCAGATACTTTCCATCCCTATCAAAACACTCGGTGATAAACTCTTCTACTGCCTGTCTGGCTTTATTTACTTTTACCTTGCCTGATGTTGGGATAAACTCCTGGAATCTTGATATCTGTCCTTCGGTGTAAGGGTTGATGCCTGCTTTTCTTCTAACGATTAAAAATTCAATCTTAATAGAATCTAAAGGAATGTTAAACTGTTTATGAAAGAAGTCCTTATACAGCACCAGCTGCATCTGCTTCATCTCATCTTTCTTAGCCCA